AATTACAGTTGGTTCTACATTGACATTATTACAACTCATCGACTAAAGTACCATGCCTCTGCTTCGGATTTGTTTTCGGAGTCCACTGTATAGGTCGTATTTAATTGTTGAATCAACGCCTCTAAAACACGAATTAATTCATTAAAGTTCTGAGCTTGATACTCAGGGGTGGGATCAGGGAATCTTTGTAAGGTTAATTTAGCCATTATCTTCTACCATCGGGTTGAATATCAAAACGCATTGTCCCTAGTCGCCAAGCTGTGCCTGTTGTGTTGGATACAATATTCGCTGTGAACTGTCTTCCTCTTCCTCGTAAGTCTACTTTTTCTGTTCCAGAGGTAAAGCTTGTTGATTTAGTGACTGCATTCGCATCATTCGGATAACGTAAAAATTCAAAATCTAGATTGAGAGTACCACTTTGGTTTTGAACATCAGGTATTAATTTAGAGACAAAAGAGAAATCGTCTCCTTGTCCTATTTGAACAGCACCTGATTTTAAATAAGCATCCATTGCTTCACCGTCGGCATCATTGCCTTGTTCGTGTAAATAGATTTGTGTTGCACCCGAAGTTAGTCCTAGAATTGTTTCATTGTTGGCAGTCGTATTACCTAGATATTGCGTACCAATAGGATTATCATACGTCTCTCGATCAACCCAAGATGTACGAGCCAAGGTTCCTGTCCACCAAGTACCCTCTTGGTAATTATAAGCAACAATTGCATTGATTTGGTCCGAACCTGTTCTTGCATAAAACCAAAGAATTTCATTGAACTCACCATTGTGCCCGGCAAAAGCATTCTCGGAAGCTGTTTGATTGATATTGTTGAAGACAAATTGTTCCACGGTACACGGCAGTTTTTTCACCGAACCATCAAATGTATAGAAAGAATCTTGTGACATCCAAAAGCTATTACCGTTTAAATCTATGCCTGCATGCTGCCCAATGATTCCACAGTTTTGACCGAGTTGTCGTAGACCAAAAGTAAAAGGAGGACCAATAAACTGTAAAGAGTGAAGAGAAGTATCTGTCCATACTAATGTTTGACCTCTCGAGCGTTCAGCAGCCATGATCCGTGATCCGTCGGCAATCCTTAGTGAACCTGCTGTATTTTCTGCGGTGGGAGTATAGTTATTAATATCTTCTTGATCCGAGAATCGAAGTAATAAATCATCTTGGGTACCACTCGTATTTTCTGTACCAAATAAAATTAAATGTCGATCAGGAGAAGAAACTAAACTGAGTCGTGAAGTGGTAGGAGCATTCGCTACAATCGCAGCTCGTGTACCTACTCCCACAGAAGTATCCCAACGATAGGTACCACCATTTAAAACGGTCGCAATTAAATCTTCACCAAAGTTATCGAGTGACCACTGTCTTGCTTCCAAAGTAACATTAGAAGAAGTAGAAGGACTGCCCCAACCACCTAAACCATAACCATCGGTTCCCCAACCATAAGCAGAAGTTGAGAAAGCTGGGCCAGGATTAATTTGATAAGCTGCATTACCCGCACCTCCACCACCTGCCGTTGAACCTGTTGCAGTCGAAGTATGAGTGACGGTATAAGCAGAAGTATTGACAACCGAAGTTACTTCAAATTCTTGATTCATATCAAGTCCATCAATCGTAGAGAAAGAATCAAAGGTCACAAAACTACCTTGTTCACAACCATGACCTGAATCGGTGACTAAAACAGTGGCTGTGCCATTCGTCGTAAAAGGATCGGTTAAAGCTTCAGTTGCTCGAATCGGAGTAATATCAAAAATTAACCCTTCTTCATAAACGTATAATTTTCTATCCGTGCCAAAGGCATCATATCTTGTGCCATCTAACGCAATCCAAGCATGTTGATCTCGTACGACACCAACAATCGTGGTTTCAACAAACTTGTCCCAACCTTTAATTTTTTGGGGAAGGCCATTAAAAAAGCGTACATTATCTGAGTCTACCCATTGTCCTTGACCCGTGTAATCCGTGACTTCTTTATTAATGCCTGGTTTTATTGTAAAATTAGTTAGTGGCATTTAGCCACTATATAACACAAATTTACGTTTTCCAAGTAATGTTAAAAGCCATAGAAATTCTTTCTTTATCGCTAGTATGGCGAGATACCCCGTGTTTAGTCGTTCCTGGAAAAAGAATTAACATATTGCTTTGTAGTTTAACTGTTGAATTATAATCAGCGAAATTCATGTATGTATTATCACATGGAACATCTATATAAAATGCTCCAGACCAAGGTATGGGGATATGAGTATGCTCTGCGGTGTAATCTCCTTTTTTATGTTTCATTCCCCATGATTCTTGCAAACTAAATTCTACAACAGAAGTAGGATTAAGTGTTCTTAGTTTATAAATAATTTTAAGAGTGTGTAGGACTCTCATGTGAAAATTATTCATTTCATTAATTTCTAGTAAAGACCGCCAATCTGTCGACTTTGCTTTAACATTAGTAGTCCTGTTTTGAGGTTTATTGTCTACTGCATCAGAGACAGTTTCTCTTAAAAAATTTAAATAATCTTTATTATATAAATAATCATAAATAATATAAACGCTGCCTATTGAATTAGAAGAAGACTGTAATAAAGAAATATCCAAAGCTATATTCTTTCGCTAAAAATTGTAGTTACTGTGTCTTCGCCTCTTTTATTAAGACCTGTAAAATCTTTAAAATATCTATATTTACTTCTTAAATAAAAATAGGCGTCACCATTCCAATTACCATTATCAAGAATCAAGTCATTTTTATAATTTATTTTTTCTATTAAAGCTTCAGCCACATAAAGCCTATAGTTATTTTGACGAGGATTATTATCAATTAGTATAAAATCAGCATCTTTAAAACATTGAGAATTTTGCTTGTAAAAAGAAAGACCAAGTTGTCTTACTTCAACATTGGGTAAATTAAAAGATTTAATTCTTTGAAGCCAATGTAAATCATCCTCGTAAGTAATTACTTTTTTAAATTTATTACTAAAATAAATAGTAGAATCTCCTGAACCAAATTCTATTAAAGTTTTTTCTTTTACATCTTGTTCTTCAAGCCACTCTATAAAACCATAAGTAAGTAAAGGAAAATTCATTTATTTTTTCTGAAATAAAGAACCAACATGACCTTTAAAAGCTCTATTTCCAAAGTGAGTTAGAGGCATCGCTATATCTGCCCATATCTCTCCCCCACATTCTAGCCATAATCGAGAGAAGTAATAATCTTCGGATAGATATCTTTTAGTGCCTGGTTTTGTTTCGTAGATACCTGCACAGAATAAATCATAACAATTATCAGATTTAAAAGATTTACCATTGATAATTTGATCAGATTCATATTTACGCTCAGGAAACTTTTTCATCATGGTGCGAAAGACTTCTCTTTTCACTAGCATCATTCCTGTCGCTGCTTCTTGTACTTTACAAAAACCATTTTCCATTTTGACATTCATGGGATCATCAAAATTAAGATTATACCCTAGCGATTTAACCTCTAATTCCTCAGGAGTCGCATTAGGATTATCTTTTAGTATTTGAGGTATTTTTTCAAAATGAACATGTTTACGAGGATAGATTCCACAAACAACATCTTTATCAAAACAAAGCATGCGTTGTATATTTTCAGCTTGAAAGCCAATATCAGAGTCAATAAATAACAAATGAGTAGCAACATAATCGGTTTGATCCATCATCATGGAAACAACGGTATTACGAGCACGAGTAATTAAACTTTCATTACCCATGGATTGCATTCGCATTCCTACACCATGAGCCATGGACCATTGTTGTAATTGTAATAAGCCATGCATTGTGTTTTCTGTTAACATTCCACCATACATTGGCATTCCTAAAAATATTTTAAAATTTTTATCTTTTAATTCTTCTGGTTTAATCATTTTTTTCTCCTAATATTTGTCTTTTATCAAACTTAAAATCTTTGTAAGGACCATCTTGATCTACATAGTGTAAAAACACAGTAATAAAATGATCATGTGTACAAATTTCTCTCCAATGAAATTTATCCATTCCTTTAAATATTAAGGCATTGTTAGGTAACATTGAAAATTTATAATCTATTCTGTATCTATTATAATTTTCTTTATTATAATATTTGTAATCAGAATCTTTATCTTCTTCCCCAATAAATATTTCATAGGGTTTATCCATAGGATCTGCTCCTAAACACAAAGCAACAGTGTATTCGCAAGATTCTCGATCTTTATGTACTTTTAAATCTGAACCTTTGTCGTAAATCCTAAAATAAGAATATGTGGGCCATAATTTTTTACCAACATTTTGTTCAACAACAGAAGTGCTCATATCCATTATAGTTTCCATTAAATAATCTCCATACTCACCTATCAAAGAGTTAGTTTGAGAATCAATTTTAAATAACTTTTTATTAGAAAATTTTATTATAGAATAGGAATAACAAAGATTTAACAACTGATTTGGTAAAAATTCTTTTATAAATAAAGGTTCCATTATACAACCCACGCTATGAGCGAATATCTTACTCCTTTTGTAATTTTATTTACTTGATGTGGAAACATAAAATTAGAGGGAAAAATTATAGCGTCTCCTACATTTTGAGAAAATTGTTTAAATTGATTTGAAAAATCAAAAACAAATTCTCCACCTTGAAAATTATTATTTAAATTTATTGAAATTGATAAAAGCCTTTTAGTAGATTCACTGCCAAAATCTACGTGATACCTATA